AACGACGCACGCAACTCCGTGCTGTCCGTGTTCCATCGCAGCAGCATCCACCAGCCGCCAAGCGGCCGAGCGCTCATGCCTTTCTCGACAGCCCAGCCATCGGTCAAGCACTCTTGCTTGTAGGCCGCTGAGCGAACGAGGTGCATCGGCCGAATACGTGGAATGCCGGTAGGCGATAACCGCTGCCGGCTCGCCTCAATGAGCGTCCGCTGGTGCACGTGCCCGGCGTGGATACAGTCGGCGTCAACGTCCACAAGGTATCGGCTGTAGTCGATCACACCTCGAGTGACAGGGCCGCCTCCGCCGTAGCCGTGGTGGTACCAAAGTCGATATAGAGCCGAGCTGGTTTTGCCGTTCTTGGCACGAAACAGAATCCACCCCGAGTAGCCAGAGTGCCGCACCTTGGAGCCACGCACCCGCAGCTGCTCCACAAGCCTGGTCGTGAGGCACGTCTCCATGCGTTTCCGTACGGCCGTCTCATGATTGCCTGGCGTGATGAGAGCCATCTGCTCGCGGTACGGCTCCAGCCACTCGGCACACTGCGTGACGATATCGTCGTAGTAGTTGCCACGCTGAAACTCTGGTCGCACGTCCCACTTACCGTTGCTGCGGGGATCGTACTTCCCCCCCATGGCGTCGAAGTGATCGCCGATTGACAGCACTGCGGCGTTGAGTTCTTTCGCCTTCTGTAGATCCGAGGCCAGCTTCTCGCGGTTGCACTTGGTCGAGTCCCAGTGCCAATCGCTGGAGAGCAAAACCCATAGGCGAGTCTGGAAGTCGATGCGAGTGACGCCGCCGTCAAGTGACGTGACGAGCCACGGATCGGAGGCGTTCTTCCGGCGAAACGTCCCGGCTGATCTAGCCATCCTGCACCTCCCTGTACCCCAGGCTCCACAACACCCTGGCGATGTCCTTCCCCTGCTGCTCGACGTGCTCCTCGCTTTGCGTCGGGTTCAACGCGTGCAGCAGCTCGTGCACCAGCACCTCGAGCTTCTTTCGCCCACGCATGCGGGCGTCAAGGATGATTCGCGGGTTCTTCGCCTTCTGGCTGAACGTGTACCCGTAGGCCGCACCCTTGAGGTTGGTGAACCGGATGAGCCACCGCTCGTCACCGTTCAACGTGAAGACGTGGTCGTCGGGCACGGCGAGAGTCCTTTCACCCGCCACCCTAGCGGGGGCGTCAACCGATGCCGAGATTCCGGCCCAGGCTGTTCAACGCTTCCTGACGCTTCTTGCACCCGCAGTCCTTGATGCCAACCTTGCTGGCCACGGCTTGCACCCGCTCCTTGGTGACGCCGATGGCGTCGAGCCCGGCGGCCACCATGTCGCCCAGGCCGGGCTTTGCTCGCGGGTATGCGGTGTGCGTCTCGTCCACCACCAGGCGGTCGCCGTCCTGGCTTGCGATACAGGGGAGCACCTGCTCGAGCGTGTAGCCACGCTGGCGGCAACGGGCCTCAAGGTGATGCAGGCGGCAGCGGATCATGGGAGCGGATTACAGATTGGGATCATTGTTGTGAAGTATGGCTTGTCGCCACAGATTCCAGGCGATGTAGTGAACCCAGATCCTCTAGCGCTATCGCACGGGAATGATCCAAACGGGTCGATTGGAGGCGAACCAACAAGCACCTGCTGCTGCTGCGGTATTCCATTGAACGGCGGTTCTTCAGGGAGCGGATGGTCAACCACATACTCTGTAAGGTCCAGCCACTCGCCATCTTCGGGGCCGTTCACGTCGCACAGATAGCATTCTGCAACCAACTTGCTGCTGCACGCCGACTCAACACCATCTGGAGGCGGAAAGTCGGTAAGGCTCACAGTCCAACCAGCGGACTCCAGCGCCTCCTTCAGCCACAGAAACGCATTCGCAAAGATGCCGCACGTCCACTCATCAAATGACGTGTCGTTTGGATCTGACACGATGACGCCGTACGCCGTGCAAAGCCGAACAAGGCACGGGTCGCAACCGCAGCAGCACGCCTGCTCGGCGCCCACCTTCCCGTCACGCAGGACGGGCTTGCCGTCTTGGAAGGTGATGAGCGTCATGCGGAGGTAGAGCAGGTGGTGATTGAGTACCACTCGAGGCACGGCCCGGTGGTGTTATGCCCGAGCAACTGAATAGAGGCCGCGTCATAGCCAGACAACTCCGTCAGGTCTACGCCGCCGAGCGTCATGCGGCAGGTAGCAGTGCCGCCCATGGTGATTTCCACGGCACTGTTGGTGCCGCTGGCTTTGCCGAAAACGACGTGCCCGCCATCCTCTGCTGCGTTGCACCAGTTGTAGACCGTCGCCGTGTTTGTGCTACCAACCAGCGTCACCGTCTTGGATTCGCCAGTCGCCCATGCCCCCGTGAACGTGGCGACGCTCAGACGGTACGGCACGCCGCCGCCGATCCGCCCAAAGGTCAGCGGCTCCGCCCCACGGTCGCCTTGCTCGACGCGGCGAACGATCTTGGCAATGCGCTCAGCCGCCGGGCGAGTGAATGTCACCCGCTCGGTCTTCGCGGCTTTGCCGTCTGGCTTTTGTGCCACGGCTCAGTCCTCGTAAACGGTGAGCACCAGGCGGGTGCCTTCGACGGCCGCCTTGGCGGCGTAGTCCCCTGCCGCAAGCCGCAGCACTGCGGCCTCGCCAGCTTTGAGCCGGGCCGTCTCGTGCAGCGTCGCGCCAGCGTAGCGGCCGAAGCTCACCGTATGCGTCGTGGCACTTGCCAGCGAACGGGCGAAGCACAACCCCAGCGAGCCGAGAGTGGCCGTGGAAATCTGCGTGACGGCCGTGCCCAGGTTCAGCGTGACCGAGAGAACGCCAGCCGTGGCGATATCAGCCGTGACGCCAGACGCAGCAAAGGACTGCGACAGGGCACCCTTACTGACCTGGCCGGTGATCGTGTAACTGATGTCGGGCATCGGTGCTCCTTAGAACGGCGGCGTGCCGAAGTAATTGGAAAAGTCTGCTTCTGGGTAGACGCGTCGCGTGAGAATGTCGGGCTCTTGATCGTCAGCCTTGAGCCCGCCTGCATTGGTCAACGCTCGCGGCGAGCCGGATGCCACCTTCTCGCCAGACTCTGGGTCTTTTACCCAGACGCGTTTCTTCTCGCCGCCTTCAAGGTAGTTCCAGCCGACATTCGGCAGCAGCAGGTTGTGACCGCTGGCCCGGTAAACAAGCTCGACGGTGATCTGCCAATACCGCAGCTCCGTGTCGTTAACCACCTCGGTGGCCTGCTGCCCGCTAATCCCAGCACATAGCCAAGTGTGAGCGGCGCCGCCCAAGTATGACGATGCGTTCACGCTGTTCGTGACAGCGGCCGCATTGGCCAGCGGGAACGTAGGGCGGTTGCCAGAAATCGACGCTCGCACTTCCGCCTCGAGCGTGGTCAGCCCCTCAAAGAAATCCTTGGCCGTATTCTGCAGCGGCTTCTTGTTACCGTTGCCGCCGCCGTCGTAGTAAACAAGCGCCGGCACCTGGGAACCGCCAGTGGAGAACGACCACACGTCAGGACGTGCCAGCGGATTTGGGTCGAGTTCTTCCTGCTTCGGCAGTTCGTAGCTGTACGTGATCTCGGCGTGATGCCGATCCGTCTCCGTGACCTGAATGTTGAGGCACTTGAGGTACGAAAACTCGGGGTGGGCGGCCGCGTGGAAAATCCCGACAGCGTTGACCAGCGTTTGCGTCGGCGTCGGCTCATCGACCGTGACGATGTATTTCCGCTCCGCAGTCGGAGCCTCTCCGAACTTGTGTGAGGCTGTACGCGGGATGACTTCGCGGTAGGAGATGACGGCCATGGCTAGTTGAGGATCTCCACGGTGCCGATCTGGCCGTTCCTGTTGAACTGCTGGAGCTCACGCAGCTGGGCTTCCTGCAGCTTTCTGTCCTCTTCCGTGAGCGTGCCGGCCTGCATCTTCTCCTCGAGCTTGGTGCGGGCCGTGTCGATGGCAGCGTTGAAGTTGGCCTGGAACTGACTGAGAACGCCGGCAGCCGCCTCGGCGGCAATCTGCGCCTCGAGTTGGGCGATCTGCTCGGTACGTTTCCTATTCTCTTCTTCCACGTCTGCCGCATTCGCCAGCGGCCTGCCGAAGCCATCGACCGTGGCACCGGCTCCCTGCACGGCAGCCTGCTGCTCGGCTCGCAGCCGGTCTAATTCCTTCTCGGTCTCGCTCCTGATATCCAGGCCAAGGATCGGGGCGAACTTCTTGACGAAAGCCTCAATGAACTTGGCCAGTTCCAAGAAGGCGTTGCCGGCCAGTTGGATGAAATCCAGAAGCCCCTGGGCCACCTGCTGGGCGATCTGTTGCGGCCCGGCCTGCTTAATCACGCCCAGAAGCTCTTGAGCGATCGTGCTAATCGGGCCAGCAAGCTCGCCCAGGATCGACCCTGCCAGCCCTTTGACCGTTGCCCAGACGGTGGCGAACGAGTCATTCATGCTGTCGATGGCTTTGACGGCGTCCTCGCTCACCACCTGGCCCAGCGAGACAGCCTCTTCCCGCATCTGCGTCAGAGCACCAGGCCCGAGCGTGAAGAGTTCGCCAAGTTCGATGCCGCCCTTGCCAAAGAACTGCACGGCCTTGGCGGCACGCTCGGCGGGGTCGGCAATGCCAGCCAACGCATCGACAACCATCTCAAACTGTTTTTCCGGCGTAGCAGCCTTGAGATCGGTGAACACGATGCCGAGCTCTTCAAACTTCTTTTGCGCCTTCTCGTCGAGCGTCGCTTTGCCAATGTTGATCGTGAGTTTCTGGATCTGCTTGGCAAACGATTCCACGCTCACGCCAGTGTCAGCGGCCGCCCTGGCGTAAGCCTGCAACGCCTCAACGCCGACGCCGGTGCGGTTGGCCACGTCGTTCAACGCGTCGAGCTCTTCGCCAACACTCAAGGCGAAAGACGTGACAGACGTGACGGCACCAGTCACGGCACCCGAGAGACTAAGAAAAGCAGACGTGGCAGCCTGGAGCCCGCCCAGGGCCAACTTGCCGATCTCAATGTTCTTCAGCGTGCCAAGATCGGCCGACGCCTTCTTACCGGCCTCGCCCATGGAGTCGAGCTTTTGGTTCACATCGGCCACGGCCTGGGCCAGTTGTGCCGTATTGGCACTGATCTGCATCGCGAGTCCGAGTGCCGTGCTCATATCATTTGCCGTCCAAGTCGATCTTCATCTGGGCCAGCACGTCGAGCATCTGCGTCTTGTGCTGCGGTGGTCTTTCGGTCGGAATAAAATCTCTCGGCTTTGGGCACTGGCCTCGGCGTGAGTGCGGTGCCAGCATTGCACTAGCAAGCACGCCCGTCTGAGCCCATGAGTTGTCGAGCGGCTGGAAGTAGCGGGCAAAGGCCAGCCACTCCGACAGCTCGCGTGAATCCATCCGCTGCTCGAGCTCGCCGACCGTCATCTTTAGATGCCCGGCCAACATGAACAGGAACTGCCGCGACGGTCTCGCGCTAAAGCTCGCCGGCGAGTTCGACTACGTCCGCCTCCGTGAGTTTGTTGTGCTTCTGTGCGATGTCGAACAGTTCGCCCATAACTGCACCGTCGAGATCGGCCACCTCGGAAATCTCATCGTCTTTCCAGATCCGTGCGCCGTGCTCGTCGCAGAGAGTCCGTACGAGATAGAACGCACGGAAGTTGTGGAACTTCTCCATGCCCTTGCTGCGGATGTCGATCCACGCGAGTTCCCATGCGTCCCGCTCGCCGACGCTCATGACGCGGACGTGCACGTCAAAGCCCCACTCTTTCACGTGGACCTTGAGCGGCTTGCGAACGCTTGCGGCCTTGATCTGTTCTTTCAGTCCCATGTCACCCATCCAAAAGTCTGAACGTCACGGTGTAACGGGTTACGCCGTTCAACTCGGGCGCGACGCTCAAGCCCTCATAGACTGCCTTGCTCGTCAAGCCAGCGCCGCCGCCAGTGATGACGATGTCAGCCCTGGTGCCGTACTTCGCCGTGGTGATGTTGGCCGTGCCCATGCAGCCGACAGTGACCGTGCCGACCTCATCGGTCCACAGCGATGAGCGGCCCTTAGCCGGGCCGCCGCCGTATTGCCACGACAACTCCGAAACCTCGGAGAACGCCACGCCGTCAAACGTGACAGAGATGCCAGTGCTATGAGCCGCCACGGGTAAGCCTCCGTGCGACTACGGCACCTGGAAGGAAGCGGAACCACGCACGGCGTCGTTGACCGTCAGCGTGACGCTGGAAGACTTGCACGTGGCGGTCACGCTCAGCGTGATCCCGCCAGTGATGGCGAGCGTTCCAGTGGCACCCTGGGCAACCGGCGTGCCGGACGCAGCCAGGTACTCGACAGAGACTTCCTTGCCGGTGTCACCAGCAGAGCCCTTGAGCGGGCGGCTCATCGTCAGCACGGTCGCCCCGGTGGTCTGGCCCAGGTGTGACACGTCGATCTGATCGGTGGCAGCGTTGTCCGTGATCGAGTAGGTGATGCTCGTGACGGTGTAGACGGTGCCCGCAAACGTGAAGGTCGTGCCGCTCGAATCATGGGGCGTGTATGGCATGCTTTATCCCTCGCTCCACCAGCAGTCGTACCGCTGCGTCACCTGATAGACCGGCGGGAGATCCGCTCCAGCCAGCTGCACAAAGTCGTCGGATTCGTCCTCCAGCGACGTTTGCTTCACTTCTGTATTGTTCGACGTTCCGCCGTATCCATCCAGAACGAGCCGCATGGCGTCGGCGACCTGGCGGGCCTCTTCGTACGTCGTGCCGTAGATGCTGTACTCCACGCTGACACGCGGCATGCCCATCGGCCGCCCGAGCGTCTGCTCACGCTGGATGCCAGAACGTCGCCACGTGACGAACGGCAGCGACGCCGACGCCGGGGCCAGCACCGGGTAGATGCGTGAACTCACCAGCGACGTGACGGCCGTGGTGCCGACCAGGGCTGTACGGAGGACGGCTTCTGGGGATTTGAGGCTCATTTGCCGCCAGCCCTTCCTTTGAATGGATTGGCCATTTCCTTGATGGCGTTATTCAGGGCGGCAGTCATCTCCTTTGTGAGATTTGCCGAGACCTGCGACCGCGTACGCTCGAACGCAGTCTTCACCGGCGGAACTCCTGCCCTTCCGCCCAGCGGGAACTTTCCGAGATCTACGGTAGTTCCCTTCTTGGCTACCTTTACGAAGCCTTTTGGCGGCTTCGGCTTGGTAGTCACCGCACCAGATCGCCGTGCGACAACAACTTTCACTGCACCGCTTCTCTTGAAACTGCTGGCGATGTTTCCTTTAGTGCGACGCTCTTTGGTGCCGAACTCGACAAACCCTTGGTGGTAGCCTTTTTCGTTTGACTTAGCGTCCTTCTTGCCGCGTGGCGGTGCGGTATACCCGACAAGTGCCACGCCAGACCCAGTCTTTGTGTACCGCTTGGTCTTTTTACGAATTGCCCGTTTCAGGTTTCCTGTCGGGCCTCGCGGCGTCAGTGTCTTGAGCATCTGAAAGCCGGGCTCCAAGGCACGGCCCAAGGCAGCCGCCATGTACTTAGCCGAGATATTCTTCGGCAAAGACCTGAACGCAGCCTTGAGTTCCTCCAGTTCGGGGAACTCCACACTGACTTCGATGCCGCCTGCCATCACGTCACCTCTTCGCAGATAGCGACGTGTTCGCTGCGGTTGCTGTACTCGAGCAGGCTAACGATGTTGAGCGTCCGCGTACGCCAGGCGAAGCGATCGCGCTGCGTCAGGCCAGGCAGATAACGCATCCGCACCCGGTGCGTGATCGTGGTGTCTTGCTGGCCAGCCGCCAGAGCCTCACGAGCCGAGACGCCTTCCACGCTCGCCCACACGGCTGACGAGTTGCTCCACGACAGGACCGTCTCGCCGAGAGTGTTTGTGGCACCGCTGGCGACCTGCACCGTAACACGCTCGCGGAGCTTGCCTGGGTCGATCACCGATAGGCCCCCCACCGCTGCGAGTCGAGCAGGGACTGCACGCCGTACGGCACCTCCTGCGGCACGGCACCGGTCGCAATCACAGCCTGGCGGCTTTCGTACCAGTGGCCCACCAGCATCAGGATCGCGTGCCGAATCGCCGCCGGCACACTCGTGCCGCTCGCCCCGTACCCGCCCCACCACGTCACGCTGATGGCGTTGTCATCCCGCAGATGCGGCGGCCACGTCTGGCCGTAGAGCGTCTTCACGGTGCCAGGCGTGCCGGCCCGGTCCACGCGGTAGCTCGCCGTCGAGTAGGTGGACGTTGTGCCGTTCTCAAACGTGAACGTCAGAGCCACCGCCGTGGCCGTGCCAGCGGCAGCCATTGGCGGGCGTGGCAGTTCGATGTCGTGCGTCCCGTCCGGCGGAAACGTGTCGAACCGCACCACCCACTGCGTATGCACCAGCGTGCGGTCGAGATACTCTTCACACCACTCACGGGCCGCAGCGATCAGCGTGCCGATGTAGGTGTCATCGTCGCTGGTATCGACCCGCAGGTGGGCCTTAGCCTCGGCGAGCGTGACGGGCTCAACTGCTGGCGGCGTCTGGCGAGTCAGGCTTCGGTACTGCACGGCGTCCTCGTCTCCTGGGCGTGGCGTCTGCCGTCTCGGCGTCGTGCTCGATGGCGGCCGTCTCGATCAGATCCTGCTGCCGGTCTTCGATGGCCACGCCCTGAGCCACCAGCTGCGTCGCCAGCCCGCCCGTCATCTCTACCGACTGCCCCTTGCGGTAGGCACGCCACGCACGGGTAAATGTGATTTTCTTCATTGAGGCACACTCCATGCAGACTCAGGGCGTTTCAGGGTGTTCGTGAACTCGGTTGCCCATTGGAAAACAGGGCTGCTGAGATTCTTGCCGGGCCACGTGACCACGTACTCGCCGTGGCCTAGCACGACGCGGGGCGAGACGTAGACCTTGTTGCCGCTCTCGCGCCAGTTCTTCCAGAACCAGATGTCATCATCGACGCGGCCCTCATGCCACGAGCCGTCAGGGCCGGGCTTGCTCCAGAACCACGGCTTTTTGCACCGCTTGAGTGCGGCCGTGCTAATGACGGTGAGCCCGAAGTGGGCAGAGTCCACTTCCTGCACAGGCTCGGCAAACCACGCCTTGTCCACCTTGGTGCTGCCGTCCGGTGGCGGGTTGTCCAGCATGCCTTTCAGCGTGAGCATCGGGCGGCCGTCTTCTCGCTTGGTCTGCAAGCCCGTGATGGCATCGCACTGGAAGGTCATCGCCAGGGCAAAGAGGTGCTCGATGTCTTCCTTGGTGAAGAACGTGTCGTAGTCGATGGCCAGTAGGTATTCGGCCTTGTCGATGAACTGCTCCATCACGCGGGTATTCACCTGGCTCCAGAACGCACCAGTGCCCATCGTGGGGCGAATGCCGAGCGGCATGAGTGCCTGAGCCCAGGCGAAATGGTTGGCCGTAAAACTCAACCTGGGCATCGACAGGATGGCTTCCACACGGATGTCAACTTCCGTGCCGCCGACCTTGACCAGCATGCGTGCCTCAACAAAAGAGAGCGGGCCGCCCCGTTGTGGAGCGGCCCGCCCAGTTTGCACATCACGTCAAGCCGTCAGGCTCACGCACCGACCAGGCCGATGATCGGGCCGGCCACCGTCGAGGTGCCGAGGTTGGCGTGCGTGATCGCCACGCGAGCCACCGCACGGATCACCGTCTGATCCGACAGGAAGTTCACCTGATCGCTGGACGCGATCTCGATGGCCTGGCGGATGCCGTAGTAGCTCGAGTTCGCCATGTTCCCGTAAAGGGCCATGATCGCACCCGTCGAGTCCGCACCGCTCGGGAGCCGGTCGGTGAGAACCACCGGCGAACCCAGGAAGGTCGGACCCATGCCAGCCGCCAGACCAACCGACCCGCCCTGGGCGAGGTCGAGGTTCTGCATGCAGGTGGCGAAGAAGAAGGGCGAGCAGAACCACTTGGCACCCTGACGCGAGTGCTGCGGAACCGCAGCCATCATCGCCAGGAGGTTGGCCTTCGTGACCTCGTCGGGCGTGTCACCGGCAGCCGTCACGAGCGACGCCGC